AATCAATTACATACGAGATGGCATACAAAGACGAATATTCAACCACAATGGAGGTTGCAGTATACTCATTCAACTCTGAAAGTGTCGAATATGTATACAAGTTCTCTGGGCTCTATCCTGTTCAGGTAGGAAGTGTCAACCCTGCTTGGGAGAATCAAGGAGAAGTATTGACTTTACCTGTTGGATTTACATATGATGAGGTTACTGTAACTGGAACAAAAACTGGTATTGTTCTAGGAGAGAGATCAGGATCTTTTTCTGGTGGACTTTTGAGTTGGTTCTCTACTATCAATACAGTAGCACAGAGCATTAAGAATGTCAGAAAGCCTAGAGATGTTCAGGATGCCATAAATCAAGTAAATAATGTGAACACAATTTTAGATAACTTTAAGAAGTTTTAAAAAACAATTAAATAATTAATATATTATAGGAGTGTAGTGCAATGGGATTACCTAAAATCGATCTTCCAATCTTCGAAGCTGAGATAATATCTTCGGGCGATAAGGTTAGATATAGACCCTTTACAGTAAAGGAAGAGAAGATTCTTCTAATGGCTCAAGAAACTAATGAGGGAGATCAGATATTACTAGCAATGAAGCAACTGGTTAATAATTGTTGCGTTAGTGATATAAATGTAGATGAATTACCTCTGTTTGATTTAGAGTATCTTCTTCTACAGATTAGAGGAAAATCTGTAAATAATATCATATCTTTTACGATCACTGATCCAGACACAAATAATCCGGTTCAGTGCGAAATAAACATTGAAGATATTAGTCTGACTATACCCGATAATCACTCGAAAGAGATCATAATCAATGAGGAATCAAGATTGCTCATGAAGTACCCTAAACTAGATCAGATGAAGATGTTTTTATCTACTATTGATCCAGATGTCAATCCTGTTGATATTCTGTTTAATGTTATGATAGGGTGCATAGATTGTGTGGTTGTTGGTGATGAAGTTCAGACGCTATCCGATTTTAGTGAGAGTGAAGTTAGAGAATTTATCGACTCACTACCGGGCAGTGCAGTAGAAGACTTAAAGAAGTTCTTTGAGACTATGCCATCACTAAGCTATACATTGAAATACACAAACTCAGATGGTAACGATAAAGAAATGTTGCTAGAGGGAACTGAAAGTTTTTTTCTCTAGTGTTGAGTCACACTAATTTGGGGATATACTACAAGACTATGTTCTCACTGGCTCAACATCATAAATATAGTATAGCTGAAATAGAAGGCTTATTGCCCTATGAAAGAGATTTATATGTTGATATGTTAGTAGATCACTTGGAAGAGCAGAAAGCCAAACAAAAATAATAACGGAGTAATTATGTCAGAAGAAGCAAAAACAAAAGATGTATTTCACCCTGCTGATACAAATGGAGATGGTGAGGTAACAAAAGAAGAAGAAGCAATGTATCTAGAGTTTAAACGAAAAGAACTCGAAGACGCAGATGCTATGCGTGACGCACAGCGCAACATGGCGTGGTTCGCTCTCTTTGGTATGCTATTATATCCATTCGCAGTTGTTCTTGCATCATTAGCAGGCTTAGACGAAGCACAGAAGACGCTGGGTAGTATGGCACCAACATACTTCGTAGCTGTTGCTGGTATCGTTGCGGCTTTCTTTGGTGCTCAAGCATTCAAAAAGAAGTAACTTAAGGATTAGTCAAGATGGCAAGAAATCCAGATCAACTACTAGAAGACAACCCTAAGTTAGCGAAAGTGCTAATGTCTATAGAAGAGACACTCGGGTCACATTCACTGCTTCTCACGAGCATGGACAAAAGACAGGCTGATCTTGCTAGAGATCAGGCGAGACGTGACGCTAATGAATCTGTTACAGATCCAGAGCCAGATAGTACATCTGGCGGCTCTAACCCAGCGTCTACAGGTGCTGGCGCAGGAGCAGGAGCAGGAGCTGGCGCAGGAGCTGATGGTGATGGTGATGGTAGTAGTAGTGGTGGACTGATGTCTAACATAGGAACATTCTTAGCGGGTGGTGTTGCGGCTAGTGGTACTAGAGCTATGTTTAAAGCAATCGGAAAGAATATGCTGAAGGTTGGCACGGCTGCATTAGTCGCTCCATATGTGGGTAAGTTCATTGAGGGTGCAGTTCAGAGTGGTCTAGAAGATCTTAATGTAGATCCAGAACTATCTACAGAAATTTCTGAAGCCGTAGGTGATGCAGGTATGTTTGCTTTGATTGCGAGAAGCCTTAATAAAAAATTAGCACTACCTGCATTCTTTGCTACGCTAGGAGTAAAGGTCGCACAGAAAATAGATAGCATGGACGGAGAAGATGACGGCGTAATAACAGCGTTTGATAAAGAATTTAATGAAACTCATGTTAAGGGCTTGTTCGGTACGATAGGTGCTGCTCTTGGTGTTGCAACCTCTGTGGGAGTACAGAAGATGTCAGCTAAAATTCTTGCTATGTTCAAAAATACCCCTATAGTCGATCCAATTACAGATAACACGCCTGGTGGTGGTGCTAATAGGACAACCCCAGGCACCCCAAGCGCAACCCCAGGCAGAACTGGGGGTCCAAGACTAGCCTATGTAGATGGAAACAGGGTACCCGGCTTTCAGCAGGCAGGGGGAACCCCAGCCGCAGGAAATGCTTCAAGAATTAAAGAGGCAATGGCGAAATTGAGTAATATGCAACTCGCTAAGTATGCAGGAGTGCTGAAGTTTGCAGGGATGGCCGCATCAGTAGGATTATCAATGGTTGATGTCGTTGATGCAATAGCTAACGATAGGGGTGAAGAAGAAGTCCAAAAACAATTGGCAGGAGCACTAGGTAGTGTTTCTGGTGGTCTGATGGGCATGGGTGCTGGCGCTGCTCTGGGCTTTGCCATAGGTGGTCCAGTAGGCTCATTTATAGCATCACTCGCTATGGGTACTGCTGGCGCTATTGCTGGCGAAGACCTCGCAGAAATGATTGCAGAATATGTTGTAACTGGAGAAAGTCCAGCTCTTGAGATGGTTACAATGGCAGCGGTTGGTGGTATGGGTGGCAATCCCGGCATGATGGGTAATCCCGGTATTATTGGACCACAGATGGCCCAGATGGCGAAACAGAGAGATTTCAAGTCAGTCCAATCGGGCGAGATGAGTATTGAGGATTTTAGCAATCGTCATAAAATGAAATCAGCAGATCTGAGTAAGCTTCAGGATCACGTAGCTAATATTAAAGCAGGTCGTCAAGCGGATACAATATCTAACCAACCATTGATATTCCGATTAGAAGAGAATACCGTACCAACGAAGAGTGATGCTATCAATGACTTTCAGAATATGATGACTGGGTTAAATGCTTCCTCGGGCGCTAGTGTCAGTTCTGTTACACCTATCGTAAACTCCCCAACAACAAATAATGTTGGTGGAAGTTCATCGAGCACAATCGTTGTAAATGGTGGTGGGGGATCGTCACTAGACAATAGCATTCCGCTATCCCAATCTAACTAATCATCTTTCTTCTTGCGAGGCAATGTAGTTTCTATGTTGTCTTGCTTGAGAAGTTCTTCAAGTTCCTCAACTGAAACATAATCTAAGTCCCAATGATTACAGATATCATTGCGATATCGTGTGTGGTTCTTGTCAGAACTCTTTGACTTCTTCTTGTTGAAGTAGTTTACTAATCGATCACTTATCTTCATTAGAACCAGATTTTTTCTTTGATAATGTCTTTTAAGTTTAAAGCAATCAACTCTGGTGCGGCTTCTCTAACTCTATCAACAGCATCTGGTAAGTAACCGTAAGTAAAGATTTCGTTATTGATAGTAACTTCGAAACGCTCAGGTGGAGTGTTATCTCGATTGATTCGAATGCTAACATCTCTGTTCAAAACTTTAAAAACTTTACTCATATTTTCTCTCTCATCTCAATTTATGTAGCTATTATATCATGGCTAGAAAGAAAGTCAACCCCTTTAACATTAACTTTGTGTAATAAAAAGGGGAGACTTCAGCTTTTGGCATCCATCTCCCCATAAACTCGTTATATTGAGTTTTGACCCCTCTAGTCTTCAGCTAGACTCTTGAAAAAATCAAGAGAGTCGTCCGTTGACTCTTGAGCGGCGGGTGAAGCTTCAGCAGTAGTAGCTTCTGGAGCTGAACGCTCTTTAAAGCTAGGCTGAAAGTCCATCCCTACATTGCTGTCCTCAGCGGTTTGAGCGGGTGCGTGTGAACCGCCATTAAGTCCTAGAACCTTATTCAATTTAGCTTTCAGTTCATTGTAAGACTTAAAGTTTTTAGGATCAACAATATCTGCTAGGGAGTGCTGTTTCTTCCATGTTGCTTCCATTTCGTCATCTGATAACGCAGTACCAGTTGAGTCAGATACAGGAGCAGGAGAAGAGAACTCAGACTTGTCGTAGTTGCGATAGCCTTCTACTTGACGAATCTTAAGTTTAAAGTCAGCGCCTTCCCAAAAGTCGAAAGGATTGATCGGATCTTCGTCAGCGAACTGAGGATTCATAGCATCGTTCAGTTTGTCGAAGATTTTCTTACCAAATTTATAGAGATAAACTTGACCTTCACGAGAAGGGTTTGATGGGTCAGATACTACGAGTACGTTAGCGACATAGCTCAATCGACGCTTCTGCTTACGTGCAGTCTCTTTATCTTCATCGTGACCAGAGTTCCATAGCTTAGAGTTATACTCAGAGACTGGATCATCTTGACCGATAGTTGTTAAAGAGTTCTCGATGTACCAACCACCTGGGCCTTGAAATCCATGATCCCAATAGCGAACGAAAGGCATATCTTCGCCTTCTGGAGCAGGTAAAAAGCGCAAGACAGCATAGCCGTTACCAGCTTTGTCAACTGAAGCTTTCCAATGGTTTTCGTTTCCGTATGATTTTTTCTTACCGTCCATAGAGGACAACTGAGAGTTTAGCTTGTCGAATGATGAGCTACGATTTTTCTTTAATGATGCAAATGACATATTTATTTACCTATATTGTTGTGCTAGTATTAGCGATTTATTACGAATGTACTTCTTTTCGTCTTGCGTGTATTATACGTTATATACGATGTATTGTCAAGTCTTTCTGACATTTTTATTTATACTTTTCTACGATTAACTTTTTCATCTTATCCCGATCATATGACATAAATGGTGCATAATTCTTAGCCAGTTTACATATCTCAGGCCAGATGATAGTATCACGAATGCTCTTGTCCCAATATTTAAAGCAATTGGTTAGACCATCTAGTACGATCAAAGTCTCTATCGATACGAGCTTTCTGTTGTACAAAGATAAGAGCTTTGGATATTCCCCATCTTCCACCAGAATGTTAGAGTTGAAATCATCTTCATTTAACTCGTCTAACTCGTTCTTAAACACATACGTTAGAGACTGTTGACGCTTTGCCCAGTCAGCATAAACTTCTTCAGCTTCTGGACTATCTACTAATGACCCTGCCCATGCGTTAGGCTTCTTTAGTAGATTCGCTAGTATGAATTCCTTGTAATCTTTTCGCTTTGATAGCTTGAAGAAAAAGAACTTGTCTTTACGATTTTCAAACGCATCGACTCTAGCGTTAACCTTACCATTATACTTCACAAAATCATAATTGGACGTGAAATGTCGCTTGAGAGCTAGGTAGTACACGTAGCAATCAAACGCATCTCTTGTCGAATATATAGATTTCGTCAAACTGGTAATCTCACGAGTTTCTCAACCATATTCAAGTCCTCTGCTTCACGATAAATCTTAGCCTTAAGAAGAGGTGATTTGCGAACTATCTCACCAACAACTTCTATCTCAAGCTCATTCTTCAGAGCGTACTCGACAACAGCATCGATGTATGGTACACCTGCTTTAATATGTCTAGCAATATCTGTCATGATTCTTTCAGAGTCTAGACGATTCAGCATTTTAAGATCGCCCTTTTTATCACCCATTGAGCACCTTAATCCCTGTCGCCCAATTCTCGGCAGCATCTTCAGCCCACTGCAAGGATTTGCCTACGTGCGTCTCACTGCTAATCAAACTTCCTCTTGGATCATAATACTCGATCAACCAACCGCCGTCAGTCTCATAGATCATTGCTTGAGCTTTACCGTCTTCCTGCAACTTAAATGTAGTGCTAACTAATTTAGACATTGTTGTCTCCTAGCTAATAGTTTCGATTAATGCTTCTATGTCTTCGATCTCAGAGATCAACTCAGATACGTTTTCTTTATGAAAGATTTTAGCCATCTTAGAGAGGTACTTCTTGGGAATTCCAACATCTTCAGACAAAGACTCAACAGCGTCTTTAATGAAATCACGCTCGGCATCGATGCGAGTGTATGATGCACTAATTTCGTTCATAGCGCCTTTGATACGTTGTACATCTTTATCGGATGATGGGATGATGATTGAATTTGTCATTATATAGTCCTATATCAATTAGTAAAGAAAGGTGGTTCGTTTAGAGAATCCATCTCAAGGTGAACCAAGCCTACTCCTTTTATACTACAGTAGCTTTAACATCCTGTTCAGGTGATACCATACCTCAATTCCATTTCAAAAAAATGCCTCTTAGTTCTGTTGCTAGGACGAGGCTGATCCCCGGTTGACTATGCCGCTAGGGCGTAGTTACCATGTGCAAAATTATTATCGTTTGCGATTATTTTATTAGCTTCTTTAGCCGGGAACTCCCAACCCTTACAGTCTTTAGCATTGACTGATTCTCCACATAACCTCAATTCGCCTGTCGAAACTGAATACATCCCCATCATAAGAGTACTGCACACGAGTTAGACGCTCGTTCCGATTAAGGACGTTACAATACTCTTATGGTGGAGACGAGGGGAGTCGAACCCCTGTCCAAACAAATCTACTTTATGCTTCTACGAATGTTGTTGCAAGTAGCTATTATAACAGTATTCTAGCTAGTTGTCAAATGTTTATTTATAAGTATTGTAATGCTAATACAGCAACAGCGATGATAATGGCAAATTGAAACAGAAATCTTAAAACAGGCATAATATACTCTCAACTCGATCAATTAAGTAGCTATTATATCAACAATAGCACCCATTGTCAAGTGGTATTTCATCTTTATTTGGTGCGGATGGAGAGACTCGAACTCTCACATCTTACGATACTAGAACCTAAATCTAGCGTGTCACCCAATTCCACCACATCCGCATTAAGTAGTAATTATAGCACTATTTCAGCTATCTGTCAAGTAATAAGATCAATTCCTAGATAGAATATTGCGACCCACACTAGACCCTTAACGAGAAAGAATGTAAAGGTGGTCAATGCTACTAGCTTTGCTTTATTCATAATTACCCTATGGTATATTTTAACCACTCTTTAAACTCTTCTAGATTGCCTACATCTAGGCCATCAACCATTATCTGTGGCACCATCTCAGCACATGGAAATAAATCCATTAGCTCGACTAAATCATAATCTTCTCCCAGATCCAAGAACTCTACATCTAATCCTGCGAATGTAGCCCAAGCATACATTGCGGCTGAATTATCACTTCCCTTTAGACCATAGATCGTGGCCTGAGGTGGTAATCTATAGCTTAATATCTCGTCTTCGAACTTTATACGGCACCCCAATTACTTTGATTGATTCTTATTTAATTTCTGGAAACAAACACTTCTGTATAAAAACATCAACATCATCTTCATCAAGGCCCAGCGACTTCATTACACGAGGTGTATGAGGATTCTGTTTCTGATAGTGTGCGTATCTATTTTGAGCAAGTCTACCTTCTTCTCTATCCGCTGTGCTTCTATGCTCGCCTACATTGTTCAGATAGTATAGCAAAGATTGCTCAACTGCATCAGATATCTGGTTTATCTCGTCTTGCTCTTTGACCATCCCTGCCGCTATCATTCCATCACTGAAGATCGCTTGCGCCCATTCAGGAAGCTCACGCTCTCTTTTCCATTCCAACTTTGATGATATAGTCGCAAAGTGTTTGATCATTTCGTGATCAGGATTCGTTGTCGCTGATAGATCACAGAATGCCCCTGTCATCTTGTTGGGCCCCGCTATTACATCGAATCCGAAGATAGGGGCATCACTGTCTGTGTGAGGGAATACGCAAACGTGCATCATCCAGAGCTTACTAGACTCTCTCATATCGACTACATCAATATGGGCTCTTCTGTAGTTCTTACTCGTCCAGACTCTGTTGACCCAACCCGGTTGATTGAATCGATCCATACCTTCTTCTTGTATCTCTGTTCCAGTGAACTTAAATAACTCAATGATATCGTTCTGGATATCAATTAAT